TAACATTCTCAAGCATTACCACAGCACATACGATATGGTGATGGACTTTGCCACTCTTAGTGATAAGATTGACGCAGAAGCTACACTGGCTCGTGCTCCAGAGTTTTCTTTCTATACCAAAGACGGATCTATTCACCTCGGTGGAACATTCCTGATCTTCTTGGTTAAAGTCGTTGAAGCCACTGGCATCAAAATTCTTCCAATGTCTAGCCTAGAAATGCCTGGTGTATTTGCTGTTAGCTACGAAGATTATTCTCCGGTAGAATCAGAAGCACAAGAGAAGATCACAGTTAAGGCTGTAGATACTCCTGCTAAGAAAAGAGCTACCCGAGCTAAAAAATAATAGGAGAACGGATTATGGCATTACAAGCTATTCAGCTTCTACCGACTATCCGTTTACTGACATACAACCCTAGTCCAGAAGTCCTGTCTGACGATGTATTACTCACTATCATTCAAGGATGGATTGATATCTTTGGGGATGATGATAAAAATAAGTGCATCGTTCTATGGAACAGTTTAATCTCTGCGCTAGAATACCTTCTTAACTCTGATCTGATCAATCACGCTCAGCAGTCAGGAGGAGCAACCTCAAGGCTGGAGAAAGTCGGACAGGTTCAGGTACAAGTTCAGTACGGAGACGGCAGCAGCAGCTATACATCTCCTTGGCAATCTATCTATGATAACTACCTAAACGGTACGCTACAAATCCCTGGTTGTGCAATTGCAAACGGACTAGGAAGTAAAGTACTGGTAGGTGGCGTAAGTGCTAACGAAATTAATCGTGTAAACAGCAATCCCGATTCAGTTAATGGACTAGGACGCACTGCCAGTGTAGATAGAAAGACTAGAAATATCAAATGGGATCAGCCTAACAGGTTTGGTTACTGGTGTTGATATGAGAGCTACTATTACAAAGGGAACTGATGGTTCCCTTGATTCTATTTTTGCCAGATATCTCGAACTAGAAAGTGTTGAAGTTGAAGCTGGATTCATCACTCATAAAAAGCATCCTGAAACAGGTATTGATATGGTGGAGCTAGCTAATATTCAACAGTTTGGTAGTGTGACTAAAAACATTCCTGAGCGTCCATTTATGACAGATGGTTTTGTTTTATCCCAGAACAAACTAAAACAACAGTTGCCAGGTGCAATTCATAAGTACCTGAAAGGGACAAGTCTCACTGTCGCAATGAAACCTATTGCAGAGATCTCGAAAGAAAGTATTATCCAAGCCATTAAGATGCAACGATTTACTCCTCTGTCTCCGACTACACTGGAGAAAAGAAGAGAGAAGGGAAATAATAGCACAACTATCCTGATCGATTCATCTTATATGATCAACAACATCGAGACTAAAATCTCTAAGAAATAACTTGCATTTATTTTAAATGTGGGTTATACTGAAAGGAGAACGAAATGTTACTTTCACAGTTTAAACTTCTTGACTTGACTCAATACCCAGGACGCCGTAGGACTTACGTTGAAAATACAGATGCTGTATTCTCGAACCAAGATAATACGATCCTAACTGAGGATTTTGTGATCGAGTCTTCATCCCTGCAACCGATCAGTGGATTCACTCTACAGGCTGTACCGGATGGTTATCGTTCTAAAGCACAATACACATTCTGGACTGTAACAGAAATTAGACCTCTCATTCAAGGGAGCAACCAACTTTCTGACCAGATCAACATCGATGGTAAGTGGTATTCAATCTACGCTCTCAGTGATTGGACTAGAACTTCTTTCCTACAACATACGCAATGCGTAGCTATCTACGATGACCAAGATAACTCTTGGCACGAAGACGTAGAGGGAGGTAACTTTGGCTGATATTATGCAGCAGATTGAAGCTTACGAAGATCACATTCTAAACAGTATCGGTACTTTTGTAAAGACCGTGCTGGGATTGCCAGTGTACTTGAAGGATAAACCTTTCATTGCACCGGAGAAACCTTATGTAACACTCCGAGTAATCACATCCGATAACTCAGGAGGGTGGGGCCAGAGAAGCAAACTCGAAAACGATATGTTCTCTTACTTCACTGACAACAACTACACGATAGAGATTATGGTATATCGTGGAAGACCAATGGCAGCTATGTCTTATTTGATCTCAGCATTTAATAGCTTAGATGAACTTAAATATCAGACTATGTATTCCAAGGGTGTTTCTTACCTATCTTCATCGGATGCATCTCAAGCGAATACTATTTTGGACGGAGATAAAACCCAGCTAAGAGCCAGGGCTATCTTTACTTTCAACACACGTATGCTGCTAGAAGATATTCCAACTACACCAATTGAGCAAGTTAGATACTCAATTCACAGTTACAACGGAACGTATGCCGATCCAGATCCTCTGGAATATAACGATCATACCTTTGTATATGTAACCTAACCCAATCCTTATGGATATAGCTATAAACCTAATCAGGAGCACAAATGGCGACTTTTCGTGATAAGGTAGTTACCGTAACTCTAAACTACGGCGCTACAGCAATTAACGAAACTCAGTTTGACATTCCTCTGATTCTTGTAGGGCATAACGTTACCTCAGACGTTACTAACACCTACACGTCTACAGATGCAATGGTATCGGCTGGTTTCTCTGTAAACAGCGCAGCCTACAAAATGGCTAAATTACTTTTCGATGGGCTGTATGCTCCTGAAAGAGTGATTGTCGGTAAGCGTGATATTACCGCAACAGATTTCACAGTCGGTGAACTTGAGAATGGTGGAGTTTACACTGTCACCCTGAAACAAGGCAAGACTTCTAAGACCTTTAGTTATAAAGCTACCGATGCTGCTACAGTACAGGAAGTTAACGAAGGCATTGCTAAACTGATTCAAGAAGACACTACTTGGAGTGCTAAAGTAACTGTCGAAGGAACCGCAGACCAGATTCTGTTCTCCCCTGTGGATGGTCAGAATGTAACGGTTGAAGGATCTGATAACTTTGTCGAGAAAGTTCAGTTTGCTCAAAGCGTACTGGAAGATATCACAAAAGTTGCTGATGAAGATAGTTCATTCTTCTATGTTCTCTCTGAGTCTCACGTAAGTGCAGACGTACTGGCCCTGGCTGGTTGGGTAGAAGAACACGATAAGGTTTACTTCTTCTCAAGCCAAGACACAGACATTGCAGACGATGTTGACGGAAACCTGCTGGTCACTCTAGGTGATACTGGTTACAACAACACTGGCTTTGCTCTTTGGACTAGTACAGCAGACAGCACCTTCCCAGAAGCAGGTGTCGTAGGTAGTATTTGTTCTGCAACTCCAGGGACAACTCCTCTCCACGGTAAAACGCTGGTTGGTGTTACACTAGAGAAACTAAGTACTGATCGTGAGTCTAAGATTGTTGCTAACAACGGTAACATCTACCGCAAAGAACACGGACTGCTATTCTACCGCGATGGCTTTATGGTGTCAGGACTGTACGCAGACTACATCATTCACGCACTGTGGTTCAAGGCTCGTTTGGACGAATCTCTGTTCACACTGTTCAAGCAACAGTCTATGCTGGGAAGCGGTGTTCGTGCAACAAGTTCTGGTATTGTTCTGATTCGTCAGGCAGTAACAGCTAACCCGATCCAAGTCGGTATTTTGAACGGTACGATTGCAAACGAAGTTGTTACCTCAAGCGATACAGGAATGTATGTCAGCCTGAAACCAACAGTTTACATTCCATCTCGTGCGGATATGACTACTGCTCAAATTAACCAACGTCTAGTAGACGGTATGATTGTTGAGTATGTATACGCTGGATTCTTCCACTACGTGAAAGTGCAGGTGAACGTTCTGACCAACAGAACTGGAACCACAAGCTCAGCTTCAAGCTCAGTAAGCACAACATCATCATAATTGAAGGGCTTCGGCCCTTCCTTAAAAAGGAATAAAAATGGATAAGATGCTAACTGGTGTAATGGCCTATGATCCATCTAACATCACGCTCTCACTTGGTGGATGGGAACCTTACGGGTTTGCCTCTGATACTAAGATCGTAGTTAGTAAATCTAACGACATTATCAACCCTTATGGCGGTACAGACGGTGACGTGTCACTTGCTCTGAGTCGTAACCGTATGGGTACAATGACTATCTCCCTACAGAGAACATCTGAGGCTAACGAAGTACTAGCTACTTACGCACAGACAATGTACTCTACTCGTCAAGTTGCCTTCCCTGTTTACCTGGAAGATCCACGCGGATACTACATCAGCACGATTGGATGGATTCAGTCACAGCCAGACGACACAATGGGTGATACCATCACTACAAACGATTGGGTTATTGGTTTGAAAGATGCTTCCCTGCTACGCAACACTGCAACGCTAGGTTTGAGTGTCCTAAACTCAATTACTGCCCTGACAATCGCATAAAAAGATTGACTTTAATTTCCATCTGGGGTAACATATCTGTGTTACCCCTTTTTTATTAACTAAGAGAAAAATATGCAAGTTGAAGAAAATGTTATCGCACAATACGCGAAACCAGAGGTTAAGATTGAACTTGAGTTAGATTCAGGACGTAAAGTAGGTTTCAGGATTATTCGCTGGAGACCTTCTAAAGTCTTTGACCGAATCCCTGAGTACGGCAGTATTTTTGCTGTTCCTATGGTGATGTATGGTACAGCCGAGGATCTTGCCGGAGAAGATTATGAACAGAAGATTGCAATGTCTCTGATTCAGCTTTTCTCGGGACTAGAGCAACGTGTTCTGTCTGACCTGTTGAAAGATATCTTAGACGAAACCTACACAGAAGACAACGTTTCTGTTGTAGAAAAATTTGAAGAATTGTTTATGTTACACCCTTACCTTGTAGTTGATTTAGCAGCAAAGGTTCTTGAGGTGAACTACGGCCCTTTTTTCAAACGCGGTTTCGGAAAACTGTTAACCCAATTTCAAACCGTGCAGACGCTGAACAACAGCTAAATCCAACGATAGCTAAGGCTATTGCCATCGCGGAAGAAACCACTAGCTTTCGCTGGTGGGATTATCTGCTCTACAGAATCACAACAAAAACGTCAGAAACCCTCTACACGCTCGATAAGTATAATGTGGATTACTTACTCAAGCAAGCTGAGATCATTGATTACGAAGATTATATCAGTGCCTTGCACAGAAAGGACTTCGATCAGAAAGATGAAGCTCGTCGTAAATGGGATATGTTCAACAAGAAATAATCTATGCCCTTGCTAGCCAAGGGCTTTGCGAGGTAAAATGGCGGGATCGTCGTTAAATACACAGAAGTTAACAAACGTTGTAGATTTCAAAGTAGATAAAAGATCTTTCAACGCTGCCAAGAAATCGCTTGAGGATCTAAAGAAGTTCTCTGAGGGTATCAAACCTTCGATTAAGATGACTCAGACCAAGAAAGATTTCAAGGAAATGGAAAAGTATGCTAAAAGCATCGCTAAGCATATGGAAAATGCAAGAAAAGGCGGCGCTGGTGGAAGACCTCCTGTACCCCCTGTCCCTCCTGCTGGAGGCGGTGGTCGTAGAGGTGGTGGTTCTGGCGGGGCTGGAGGTGGTCGCGGAGGAAGAGGCGCAGGCGGTGGACGTGGTGGAGCAGGTGGCACTCGTTTAGATACTGCTCAGTTAAGACGTGAGAACTTTAACTTTAGAGCAGGTCAGTTTGGTAACGTCTCTAGGCAGGATCGTGAAGCTGCAACTAAAGCCGTTAACGATGTAACCAAAGCTTATGAAGAGCAGAGAATCAGTGCTTCCAGGATGAACCAAGTTATCGCACATCAGCTAAGTGAACTTCGTCAGAAGAATCGCCTGGCAATGCAAGACCTGGAAAACCAACGTAAGAGAATGCGTTTACTTGAGACTGAGGCTCGTCAGGAAGATGCGCGTAGAGATAGACAGAGACGCCAAGAAGAAGCCCAAGCTAAACGTCAGAGGGAGAGGGATGCCAGAGACGCTAGACGTAGAAGAGAAGAACGTAGAGACAGATTTACAAGAGCAGGCTTAGGCTTAAGCCCTGGTTTGCTTCTGGGAGGTGTAGCTGGCGCAGCCGCTATTCAAGGTATCTCTCGTATCAAAGGGAACCTTTCAGACTCTGCGGATCGTATCAACTACGTAGGTCAAGCTGCCAAGAACATCGAAGTTAACCCTAACGTAATTCAAGCATTAACAGCTTGGGGCCAGAATAACGGTGTGGATTCTGCAAATATGACCAAGAGTGTTGACCAGATTAAGGATATCCGTGAAAAATTAGCATCATCTGTAACCACATCCGAACTGAATAAGAAAGGAGAGTGGACTAAGGGTAATGCTGGTGTAAACGAGATTATGAACCAGTTTGGTTGGAACCTTGATGATATCAAATCTATGCAGCACAATCCAATTGACTTCTTACAATCCGTTGTAGGTGCTGGTCAACAAAAAGGGTTGAGTGATGGGCAGATTGGTAACTTACTGGAAAACTTAGGTGATGACCTTTCACACTTTGTTCGTGCCTTTAAGAATAACGGTCAAGAGATCCTAGATGCAAGTGCAGGATTAGTTAAGTCTGGATCAAACCTTACCGATAGTCAAGTTGATGCAGCCCATAGATATGTTACTATGGGACAGACAATGGATAAAATCGAAGAAGGGCTTAGCAATAAGTTCCTGGATGGTTTTGTTTCTAGTTTAGACCCTAAAGTAATGGATGAATTCCAGCAGCACATTAAAAACCTCGGGCCTTCTATTGATGGTCTAGGGAAGTGGCTGGGAGATATTGTAAACTACGGTGCAGGATTCTCTAACTGGTTATCAACCTTTAATGAGAAGTTCAACTACAAGCCAGATGGAACTCAAAGAACACCAGGCGAAATCTACGGTACAGATCCACGCCCTAGCTCAGGCAATGCCATTGCAGACGCTTACGGTACGGGAATGGGAGATGGAAGTCCTTCGTTCTTGAAGCGCTGGGCTAATGACCTCGGGTGGATTGATCCTGTAGGCTTGAATACTGCTCCTATTTCAGATATTGGTCAAGGATATAAGTACGGTTCACTGAATCAGTCTGTGTCCCAGCAGCAACAGTCTGTTAATATGGGTGGTGCTCCTATCATCAATATTCCTTCGGATATTGTTCGTGTAGAAGTAACTCCAAGTTCTACCTTCGGAGATATCTTGGACGTAAAAATCCAAGACAGTCAGAGGTTTAACCACAACTCTCTGATTCGAGATATCTCGTCTTCAAACAGTAGCAACTGACATAATCCCCTTCTCTTCGGAGTTGGGGATTTTTTATTATCCTTTGACTACGAGAGTTATATATGCTATCATAGATCCCCCTTACCGAAAGTTCTTTACTTTTTAATGGTAAGATGTTATGATAAAGGTAGGATAATTGCGAGGATCTAATATGGCAGCACCAATCACACAGGCAGTAGGAACGCCAACAAATACAAATAAATCTGTAAACAGCCGAACTAATGTAAACTCAAACTCTCAAGTGAAAGGTGAGAATGGATTTTGTATCTTGGCTAGTTTATATAACACAGCCAGCGATAGTTTCATTCAGAACTACCAGGCAATTGTTTTCGATGCAGTAACCAATACTCACGTTACACATCAGGCAGAAGTTTCATCTTACGCTATCGAAGCTAGCAGTAAGACAAGTAGTAGCAACTCCAGCACGGATCAAGATAACTCAAAAAGCAGCGAAGTTAGCGATCACGTTCAGATTAAAAACACTAAGATTGATATCTCTGGTGTAATCAGTGAAACACCTATTCAGTTAAAGAAAGACCTTCTGTACAGCGGTCAGCCAAAAGGCGACAGGGTAAGTCAGGCAATCACATATCTTACAAAGATTATGGAAGCAAGACAACCAATCACTCTCCTTACAGAACATAAAGTTTTTAAAGATGTTGTTCTTATTGGGGTAGATTACGCTTATAAGTCAGAATATGCAATGCAATTTGATCTTAACTTCGAGCAGGTGAGGCTTGTAAAAGGTGCCACAGTTAACGCTATTGCAGTCAAAACAGCATCAACATTAAATACAGGTAAGCAGGTTAAGAAAGCAGTATACAAACCTACTAGTGCCGACCTTGAACAGAGAATCCAGAATCAAGCTGGTGGATCAAATAACAAGACGGGGTAATAATGGCAGTAACAAATAACATCACAACGTTCGCTGAAACAACCAGGAACGACACAGGGAACAAAGGATACGATAGAGTATTCATTGACTCTGACACAGGATATACTGCTTGGGCATTACAGACACTTCAACACACAGATCACACTTACACAGTAACGCTGGACGGTGTGGACTACGATATCAGAATCCGATGGAACACACGAGATGAATCTTGGCAGTTATTCTTCGGGCCTTCTGGTGACGAAGCTGTAATTACCTTTAAAGCGACAAACGGATTAGATCTTCTTGCTCCTTACAAATACTTAGAGGGAGTACCAGATGGTCAACTCTATATGGTGGACACAGTAAAGATCAACGGTAGACCAGACTTTTACAGTACAGGTATTGATAAAAGATATTGTCTTATGTACGTTGACGCAGTACAGGATCAAGACTAATGCCAGATATTCAAACTAACTCTGTGCCTAACTTTAATCACAGTTACAAACTTCTGATTGGTCAGGCAACGGATACATCAAAGAAGACTAACGCCAACGGTACGTTTACTTCTAAGATTGACTTGGACACAAAACTAGCTTCTACTAAAAAGTCCAGCGGGACAATGAAGCTATTAACAGAACATCAGATTACTTTCAGCATCAAGAAAGATAATAACAAAGATCCAAACAAAGGGTCAATCGTTATTTACAACCTATCTGATGACACAGTAAACTACATCAACAACAGCATCCGTAACAACTTGGCAGTAGCACTCGCGGTTGGATATCAGGGACAAGAAGAAGTCCTTATTTTCATCGGAACAGTGCAGTGGGTTAGTGATGTTTGGAAAGGAACTGATAGGTTAACAGAACTGCATTGCGTAGATGGAGGTATTAATATCTCCTTGGCAAATACTAGCAGAAGTTATCCTAAAGGAACAAAGATCTCTAAGGTGATTAAAGATATCGCCGGAGACCTCGGTACTAACTCAGGTAACTTGAGTATTGACAGTGACGCAGCAATTTCAAGTGCTAGTCATATGTGCGGAAACTCTTCTGAGTACTTAGAAGGACTGTGTAAAAGTATCGATCATAACGTCTCCATCCAAGACGGATCAGTTTATATCACACCTAGATCCCAGAGACAAGAAAAGAGAAGTGCTTACATCAGTCCTGAAACGGGTTTGATTGGAAGCCCACAACCATTCCACAACGATATTAAACCTGCTAAGAAAGTTACCAAAAGCACATCCAAGAAAGCAAAAAAGCCTACCGATGGTGTAACATTCAAGTGTCAGATTAATGGGAACATTCTACCAGAGAAAACAGTGTACCTCAAGTCAAGAGCCTATGACGGTTACTTTAAAGTGGTCACTGTGACGCATACTGGAGACTATGAAGGGAAGGATTGGATCTCTGAGGTTGAAGCAGTTTCTGTTTCCGGTATTATCAGCAAAACAGTTAAGACGGAGTAATAATGGATTCCTTAAACATTGTCACAGCGCTTCGTGGCTTGATTAAGAACCAGATCTCAGAAGTGCATACATCTCTCCCTGTGCGTGTCACAGGGGTGGACTACGATGCAAAAACAGTGGTATTGGAATCTGTTGTCAAGAACACAAAAGATTCTGACAATGAAATCAACTATCCGACATTCTATGACGTGCCAATGGCAGTTAATGGAGGAGGGACAGGAAGAATTTCATTTCCAACTAAAAGCGGAGATCTCGGAGTACTAATCTTTTCTGAAAGGGATGCATCAAACGCATTGCAGACAGACGGTAGTACTGCTTCAAGCGCTACACTAAATCAACCGTGTGGACTTTATCCTATTGCATTCATTCCCAAGATTACGATGGGAGGAGACTCTTCTGAGGCTCTTGATCCAGATAAGGTTGTTATCAGCAACAACAAACAGACTTACGTTTCATTGTCACCAGATGGTGAGATTGAAGCAAAGAATGCTCAAGGAATGTCTGTCAAGCTGACAACATCTAGCATTCAGCTTACAGACGGAACCGGAACTTTATCTCTTACTGGAGGTAACTTAACATTCAAAGGTGGCACTGTCAATATCAATGGACTAACAATTGATTCGTCAGGTAACATCAAAGATAGCAACGGTATCGGTCTGAATACGCATACTCACCCCGTAGTAGGAGTACAGACGGGTAGTAGCACGGTTAATACTAGCACAGCAAAAGGATAATCATCAATGGGGATTGCCTTTGATTTGAAGTTGGATACTTCCAACGATATCACGATTGGAGATACAGGTGATTTAGTACTAACTACCAAAAGATCCGAGATGTGTATGCAGACGCTGAGTATCACCTTGAATACATTTCAGGGTGAATGGTTTCTGAATACAAACTTCGGTATTCCATATATTCAACAAATTATTGGCGTTGCGAGGAAGAAAGAGTCAGTAGACAAGATCTTCTTAGCAGCCCTGGCTGATAATGACTATGTGGATTCTATTGTTAGTTATACATCTTCATTTGACAGAGACAACAGATACTATAGTATCCAGGCATCTGTTCAGGTGGCAGAGGAAGTGGTTTCAACCACGTTTAGTACACGTCCTTCTGACGAATATTATTACCCAACTCCTAGCACAGAATCAACAGTTACTTGTTCTAAGTACACGCTGGAGCCATTCGCAGGCGAACTGTATTACTTCGAGAACATCGACGGTCTACCTTTCAACACTTACGCTACGTGGTGGAATGAATGGTCTGGATCAGAGATTACTGAGATTGTATACGTCACTGACGAACAAGGTCAAGTGTTGCTTACAAGCAGCGGCGCAAACTTGGAAATCACAAATTAATAAAAAGGGGGGCTTCCCCCTTATTTTAAAAGGAACCTATAATGGCTTCATCAGTAAGAATTTCACAGCTACCGGAGTCAGGAAATCTAGCCGATTCAGATTACCTCCTGGTAGAAAAGACAGATAGAACAACAAAAACATCTATCGGTTATATGATCACTAACCTTAAGCTAGCCAAGCTGACAGATTATAGTGTAAACGCCGGGGCAGGACTCATTGGCACAACCGCAGGGACGACAGTACAGGCGGCTATCACAGCACTACAGAGTGCAGATAAAACTCTCACAGACAGTCTTAGCGCTCTCGCTACCCGAGTAAAGACTAACGAGAGAGATATCAGCACACTAAAAGCTAGCACGTCTTCAACCTCAAGTTCACTTAGCAACCTAATGAGTCGTGTTGATAGTGTAGAATCTTCCGTCACGACATTATCAGATGCAAGCGTACAGCAACAATCTGATATCGTTGATATCAAGAGTAACGTATCCGACCTTACTTCCAAGACAGATACAACCAATAGTGACGTAGCAGCCGCAGTAGTTAGAATTAGCACTCTAGAATCTGGTCTGAGTACAGCAAACGGTAACATCTCAACTGTAACCGACAATGTAACAGCTATTCAGGATCGTCTTGTAGAGGTAGGCGAGTTGGTGGAGTACAAGATCACAGATACAGAAGGATTCCAGATCTACAAGAGCGGTGCTATGACTGCTTGGGGAAGAGTAGTACCTACTTCTGGACTGACAGATGTAACATTCAGTAGAGAGTTTTCTACAGCCCCTGTGGATATCCAGCTTACACCAGAAACAACCTCAGACACAACAAATCTTACTGCTGTCTCTCTGGTAACAGATAGTGTTACTACTACAGGATTCTCAGTGAGAACATTGGCATTTGGAGGAAGCTCTGTAGCAGAGTCCACCTCACCTTTCCGCTGGAAAGCTGCATATACTCCGACAGGGACATTAGTATCTACAACATAAGGATTGACTTTTTAGGACAAGGATGTTATTATACAGGTTGACAATAATGAGAAAGTTTTTAATTGGTATGTTTTGTACCTACCCAGGAAATAAAGTCAGCAGTACAAAGGTCTGGAACTTCATCGGACTTTCTGTAATGACAGGAATGTTTATTTATCTGGGCATCAAGAAGGACATTCCTGAATGGATGGGATGGACTTACGTATTTATGATTACTCCATCGAGACTTATGAGAAACCTTGTTGATCTACGCTGGGGTAGAGTGTCACCTTCTAAAGGAGAAGATTAATGGCAGATTATGGCTTAACAGACGCAGGATTTGTAATCCCTACGTTCGATAATATTTTAGATCGTTACGTTACCGCATTGCAGAATACTTTCGGTAGCGATGTAGCAACATCCGAAGATACTGTCTTTGGACAACTGTTCCGCATCATTGCATACACAGATTACACCCTTTGGGAAGGAATGCAAGGTGTTTACAACACCCAAACTCTGAACGGAGCCGAAGGTACATATTTGGATGATCTGTTTGCTAAGAGGGGGTTAACCCGTCAATCGGCAACCGCTGGTAGTGGATTTGTATACGTTAAGTCTACAAGTAAAGCCTTATGGACTGCTTCTCTGGACACAGATACATATTTCACAGCAGATAATGACCTGTCTTACTATGTCTCTTCAAAGACTTTGCTAAACGCTTCCGTTGCAGCCTACACATTGACAAAGGCCCAGGCAACAAGCGCAGCAGAACAGATCACATTCTATATGCAGAACACGCTTGATGGTGGTTTGAACTCTACAACACTAACTACTTCATCAAACACATTTATGACAGATCTAGTTACCTTTATTCAAGGGAACGTTACCTCTGCCGATAAAAACTTGGTGAGCACAAAAGACAGCACACTGTATGTTGGATTCAATAGCTCAGACTACTCTAATCCAGTAGGCTTGTCAACAGCAACTAAGTTTTATGCTTCTGTAAGCGTAGGTACGAAGTGGAGCCTGATTCCGGTATCAGCATCTGAGAAGGGATACAATCCAGTTAGTACAGGGAGTATTACAGGTATTTCTTCTACCTTCACAGGATACTCTGCCACAGGTAACTTCTCTCCTTTCAGTTCAGGAACAGATGTAGAAACCGATGCTGAATTCCGTTCTCGTTTCAACGATAACCAAGACGAAGCAAACGCTGCAACAAGACCTGCTATTATCTCAGCACTGCTAAACGTGCCTGGTGTTACTAAGGTAAGGGTGTACGACAACCCAACTTCTGTAGATCAGGATTATGCACCAGCATTCACCTTCAACACAATTGTGTATGGTGGAGATGCAGAAACGGTAGCCAGAACTATCTACGAGAAGAAACCAATTAACACTCTGACCTATGGTACTGTCGCAACGACTATCACCACAGAAGATGGTGGAACGGAGATCATCAAGTTCACGCCTGGTAGCACTAGAGAGTACTCTGTTAAGCTTGTTTACACTACAACCTCTGGTAAAGTGTTAACTACTACTGAGAAAGCTAATATTACCACAGCATTGAAAGACCTGGAAGCTTATTTTGAGATTGGTAGTAAAGTAACCAACGATCAGATGAAAGGTGTTATTTACAATGCCCTAGACTTTGGACGCTTGACTTACCTTGCTGTTTATGTTAAACTAAGTAGTGAAGATGATGGAAGTTACAGTAACGGGGATATCGAACCTGCTTACAGTGTTGTACCATCGTTCGACACAAGTAACATCTCTTACGAATATAAGGACTAAAAATGACTACCAATGTTGACCACGTAACTCTGTGGACGGACATTGTAGCTGACGTTAAAGATTTACTTATCGAGGATTTTAAGTCTTCTGAGAATATTGTCAAGTTAACTTACGTAATCTCAGAGTCAAAGGCGAAGATAGATCAGGCAATGATCTATCTAGCCAAATATAGACTTATCAGCACTGCAACAGGTGCTTACCTTGATGAACTTGGAAAACAGTTAGGCGTAGACAGACAGGACTCTAATGACGATGAATACCGTGCTGTCTTACAAATCCGTGCATACCGAGTCACTTCGGCAGGTAGCCGACCTAACATTATCGAAGTATTCTCTCGTTTTACGGGATTAGAATCGACCGAGGTAAATACCTACGTAGGCTTACAAAAGTCCTTTGATATTGCATTCTATAGTAGCTGTTTAAATGAGTCAGTTGCAGTAGAAGAATTAGAAAAGCTATTCCCTGTTGTATCTTCTTACAGACTATTAAGTAAGGGTGGTACACCTTTTATCTTCGGTAGCATTTACGATGACACAGATGTTAGTCCAGACGGTGATAACGGTTTTGGATCTTTAACAGATAGCCAAAGTAAAGATTATGCCGCAGGTTACGGGGGGAGATTAGCTTCCCTGTTAGCCGCCACTAAGTGAGGATTTTAAATGGCTGCACCAACTTATTACCCTATCTGGTCTGCTGTAGATCAAAATCTACCAGCCACAGGCGAACCAAATAAGGAAAGACCAAAGACAACCCTAAGAAACATTGGTTGGGATAAAGGTCAAATTCCTTCGGCAGAAGAAATGAACTGGATGATGAATAATATTTATCTCTGGATCAAATACTTCGATTCCGAACTTATTCCCGTAGGATTAAGAAACGATAATACCAAAATTACACTTGCGGGTGAAGTTACGGGTACTGCAACATTCTCCGGCACTAATGAGTTATCAATCACGACTACTGTAGCTGCCTCTAGCACAGCTTCTAGCGCTAACACACTTGTCAGACGTAACTCAGATCAGTCAATTCGTGGGGGAGATCTATACTCGTACGCAACAAACTCCTCAGACAGCGCAAGCTTGTTCTTAGTAGATCCTAGCGGAGTTGAGTTTGGTGAAATGAGTGCCGCGCCTGGCGCAGCCGGAGCAGTATTCATCCTTAGTAAAAACCCTGTAAACGGTGCTGTAGTTTCTTCTATCTACCTACAGTCCGGCTATATTACTCTTACGGCTCCTCGTAGCGCTAGTGGACAGGAAACTACAGGTTCTGCTTTAGTTCGTTACGATACATTCAGTGCTAACGTTTCTAACTTGCAGAATAGTATTAACACAGTTAACTCTAACCTGTCAAACTCTATCAACAGTAATGTAAACAACCTATCTGCTGCTATCAATCAGTTGAGAACAGATGTTGCGAGAACATACATCACCAATATTCGTCTTGTCAACAGAGCAGGATGGGAAGTAGGTGGTGATGCATACGAGTATGCTAACGGCTATGTTGTTACAACAGGTGGAGACTTTGGTGCTTCAAACGGTTACTACTTAGGTAGACAGCTACAGTATCAAATCAACGGAAACTGGTTTACAGCCAACTATGGATAATCTATGTATACTAACTTCCAGTTATATACCCCTATAGACCCCTTTTTAAGGGGTTTAAAGGAAAACAATAACATTATGTTTGTTAAAGATGATGCAGGAAATGACTATTACGAGTTAGCTCCCACATTATCAAAAGATAAATACACAATTATGTTATGCAAGAATAACATTGTCAGAAGTTTTGGGAAAGACCCAATTGCTTTATTTCCTGTAATTGGTGGAAACATCATCCAAGTAGATGATATGGGAGACGTAAGCTATTTATACACATACCACCCTGAGACAAAAACATTTTCACCCTTCATCCCTAAACCATCTTTAGATAAGTTACTTAAGCAACTCAAGGTAGCTGAGATTAAGAAGGAGTTAGGGGATTCCTCAGTTGACCAAGAGATTACATCTCTTAAGAGACAGATTGTAGATATTTCATAAGGAGATTGTAATGAACTGGAGCGACATTTGGGGCATTGCAAAAGACGCAATAATTCCTCTCGTAGGGATTATCGGGGCTTTCTTTAAACAGAAAATCGATAAGCTTGAAGAAGATATCGAACAGGCCCAAGATTCATACAGAGAGTTAGAAAAGAAAGTTGTGTTTGTCGAATCAACTTATGCTACCAAAGCTGAGTTAACTCAAATGCTAAACCAGATCAACTCAACCTTGATGAACAACAACACGACATTGGAGCAAAAAATCGAGAAGATTATGGATCTTAAGAATGCTCCAATCAAACTTATGCTTGAAGAAGTTTATAAGCGTCAACGTACTAAGGATAATTAATGGCTACTAGCTTCCCAACATATCCGTCAACTACCTTTGAGCAAGCCGTTGAGCTTGCTATTTTCTCTGCAAACCAACTGCACAACGTTATTAACGGCGATGCAACGTCAACAGTAGAAAGTGAAGACGGTGATATTCCATCGCTGAGATATGCGTTGGTTAACAACTTCTATTTCCGTTCCCCTATTGCCTGGGCAGAGGGTAACACTGCTGTAGTATTCAACCAGCTTTACTACTTCACGTCTTTAAATGACCGTGTATCTGGATTATACTACGCTCCATCAGCTACTGCAACCAATCCAGTGACATTGGGAACTACGCCTATTGGCGATCCTAACTTCGTCCTGTACACTGCTACAGCAAATATTAAACCTCTTCCTTTTGCAAAGGATAGAGAGATCTCTGCATATGGACGTATCTACTACAAAACCAATGACAGAGGAATCGATAGCTCATATACCTACATCGGTACAGCTATCCCTTACGTAACTACCGCAGATTCCCCTGAATCAGATCAGAGTGGTATTTGGTCAGCATCAAACCCTACGGGTATTTGGCTAAAGCTGGGTGAAGCAAACTCATACGATCTTTTCTCTGCTAAAGACGGTGAGAAGTACATCGGCAGCGCTGCTAATATTGCAGATCTTCGTACTATTGAGCCAACTGTTCAAGGCCAACGTGTTTGGTTGAGAGAGTATGCATCAAATACGGGACGTGGACAAGGTTACTTCATTTACAACGCCAATGACACTACTTCGGTAGATGACGCAGGCTACTACGTTGTAACCGCAGGTGGCAAACGCTGGAAACGTGACTTGGAGCCAGAACAACTGCTCGTAACGCACTATGGTGCTCTTATGGATGGTACTACTGACGATATGCCTGCTTGTAAAAGAATGTATATCGGGACACGTAACCTGGGTACAGCAAATGCTATCGGTATTCGTCTGCCAGCAGGTAAGATCGCACTGAGAAGTACTTTCGATGAAAGTAAATCTACAGAACAACCAATTTTCTCTATCAAAGGCCCAGCCGTTGATTACGGGGTAAACCCTAAAGTTCAGGTATTCTTCCTGGATAAAACTTCTACTACACCTGTATTCCAAGTGAATGCTCGTCGTACCGAGGTAACTGGTTTGCACCTACAGGGTGCCGGAACAACCACGCCATTCTTTAAGAACCTGTGTCCAGCAGGTCAGTACTACCGTGTTAAGAACATTCGTTGTAACAGCACTGGTGGTATGGTATTTGATCTATTAGATACGATTGACACAGCATTCGAGCAGATCTATTGCTACAGCATTGCTGGTGGATTCCTTCGTGCCGGATGGACAAACACAAAAACAGGTGCGTGGGATCACTCAACGGCTATTGAAATCTCAAACTCAAACTTCTCCAGCGGGAAGAATATTGAGGCTATCACAGCAATCCGTGCTGGTCAATGTATTATGCGTAATACTTGGTTTAGTAACAATGCCTACACCTTTGATATCTCTCAAGGTGGTTGGCTGCTTGATACTGTGATTATGGAGAACAGTACTTACCCAGCTAAAACTCAGTATGCTAAGATCATTCAGATCAACTGTCGTTTCGCACAAGGTGCGACAATGGATGATACCCTATCTGGTTACACTAAGGATATGGATTTAGTTAACGGTGGTAGCGGTAACATTCCTTCTTGGGTAGGTAACGCCTATGACCAAGGTAATGTGCGTATCAATCTGTTAGGTAACTTCTTCGACTCACCATTAGCCGCAAGATTCACCTACTCTGAACAGATGCTGGACAATGGAAACAGCGCAGCCACTTGGTTTGACTGTGGAAGAATTGTTCTTCAAGGTCTGAACAGAACTGCTCATATCAAAGTAACAGGTATGCGTGGATGGGATTCAGTTAGTGATGGGCCTAAAGTACCAGGTCACACAGCCTTTGGTGGTGGTGAAGCTAACATTTGGTATGAACTGAAATATCCAAATAGTTCAAGCAGTACTGCTGGTCAGTTGCACTGGTCAGGGACAGATGGTTGTCCAGTTATTGCAGTTAAATATGTACACACTTGGCAGAGTATTCGCCTGTATGTGCAGTTAGCCGCATACGCACAGCATTGTAACGTGTTTATCACGATGAACGGTACAGTACGTATCGCAAGTGGTACTCCAGCATATACTGTGTGGTCTGGTGAGGAAATCTCAGAAGCCGAACTTAACGCAAAAACCAACTTGGTGACTGCTGCTGCAAGATGGTCTATCAACAAAGGTGATTACAACGGTCACGGTTTTGGTATGGATCTGGATGCAGGTATGCTTCAATACCACGGAACAACAGTTGCAGATTCTGCTTCTACCTTCCTGCCTATCTATGTAAACGGATCTCAGTTGAACGTAGCACTAAACCCGCTAACGTCTTCACTGCGTATCCCACGTTACACGGTAGCAACAATGCCTTCTCCATCAGCCAACGTATACGGTATGGTGGTGTGTACAGATACCATTCTGTCACCTCCAAACCAGCTTATGTGGAGCGATGGTATCAGATGGATTGCCGCAGGCGGTACGATTGCCTGGAAATAAAAAAGGAGCCGAAAGGCTCCTTTTCTTTTATACGATGTACAAACCTAAACTTTCTTTGTTAAAGAGCGGTTCGTTTGTTTTATACTTAGACAGATCTTCCAAACCTTTAATGTTCTTAGAGATCTTAATCTGCTGAGCAGCAATCTCGTTATTGGCTTTGTTAATACCTTCTGCTAACTGATCACGCTGATACTCAACATCGCGGAAGCCGTTAAACTTGAGGCTTTCCAGGGAACGACCATCTTCACCCAGCACACGTTCAATCTTGAAGCAAGAGAACGGATGTAGATCTTCACGGATGATGCGACTACCGTTACTCACCTGCCGGATACCAGACACTTCTTCAATATCCCGCATAGAGATATAATCAGAAATACCATTCTCCACATTCAGGCCCAGAGCCTGCAATGCCACCATAGTTTCTTTCGCACGATTAATCTTAGCCATCTTCTTTCTCCTCTTCTTGTTTAAGCAGTATTGCTTCTTGTTGAAATGAATATTACAGCAGTAGAGATATCACGTCAACATTTATTTCAGACAAAAGAAAAGGAGCCTTTCGGCTCCCTTATACGATTACTGAGATGCAAACTCCTTGTGGAGTTCTTCTCTTTTGCGTGTGATTGCTTCTTTACAATCTTCTTCCGAAAGGAACAGCCCTAAATAGTACTTTTTGTAGTTAAAGTGAACATACCCTTCCCACTTTCCGGCATTGGAATTAAAAGACATTCCTTTAAATCCAGACGTGTTGTGCTTAGGATAGCCCCTATTACACGAGTTTTGTTTCCTCGTAGACAATCTCAGATTACAGTATCTGTTGTTTGATCGATCTTGATCGATATGATCAACCTCGAATTCACCTGACAGACTACCCTCGACAAAGGCAACCGCAAGCCTGTGGGCCTGCCACCTTTCACCCCTAAAACTTATTCCTACATACCCAGCACTAATTCTTCCAGCTTCTTCCCCTGCCTTGATTCTGTTAGATGGAGATTTTATCCAAATAAACACGCCTGTGGATTCGTTGTAAGAGAGAAAGCCCTTCATACGAAGGACTAACTCTTTACTTAAATCTTTATACATCAGAATGGGATATCTGAGTCAAAGTCTTCAACTACTGGCTCAGGATCTTTCGGCGTAGTGGCAGCAGGCTTATTAGCCGCTGGTTTAGTTTCAGTCTTAGCCGGAGCATCAACTTTACCACCTGCCTTAACAAAGGCCAACACTTCATCACTCACTGCCAGGATAGGCTTAGCTGCATCAATCAGAGACTGAACAGTAACAGCACCTTCTGCATCACGAGTAGCATTCAGAATAGCGTGACCTACAGAAGCGCCAGTGTCGTAATCAGTGATATCAACACCGCGTTGCAGAGCAACCTCAGTTTTCATCTGGACAGTGGCTTCGTGAACCAGTTTAGCCAGAGAAACAACATCACCTTCAACACCATTACGTTGTAGATACAGAGCGCCGTTTACAGCGTGACCTGCTTCCATACCGGAATTATCTTTCTTCCAAGTACCTTTACCTGCTGTCTGATTGCCTGCCGCTGGTTTGTTTGCTGCTGGAGCAGCCTGAACACCATCAGTAGACAGGATACTGATCTTACCTTTAGAGGAGTTGTAATAGGTTTTACCGTTCCACTCACTTACTTTCAGATCCATAGCCACTTCAACACCACGCTCAATAGTAACCCAACGCTCAGGAGCATCGCCTACTGCTGCTTTAACTTGCAGGTTTTCGTGTTCTGGGTGAAGCTTAACTTCACCGAGGCCAATCCACTGACCAGCATCGTCACGAGAAGCACCTTTCTCTTTCAGAAGAATAGAGGCTTTGTGAGTAGATTCAATTTTCTTATCTGGCTGACCAGCTACTTTAATGTAGGAAGTTTTCATTTCAGGGAACTTGTCGAGTTTGACAAATTCAACCACGCCTTCTGCAAAGAATACTTCTTTCTTAGTGCGACGATCGATTTCTGATTTGATTACTGCTGACATATTGTATATCTCCTATATGAGTTCTTATTTAATGTAATGTTTCTGCTGCAAACGTTCTAAGACGTAGTGCTGCATCTCGGGGAAGAAGAAACTTGTTTCCGCTGAAATCCATTCCTAATTCTCCAGTTGGAAGATGAACAAAGTTAAAATGTTCATCCCCTAATACTATGCGTCTACCTGTGTTCTTATTATCAAGAACATCTAAAAGATGATCCTGAAAACGTCGAAACTCTTTCAGATTAACAGTGAAAGAGACAGTCTCACGTTTACCGATGTGAGTATTAATCTCAACCACTGTTTTCTCATTATGAAAACGCTTTACCTTCAAGTAGAACCTGTTGTTCATCATCGTGTCTTCACTAAGGAAGATTTCGGAGGCTTCTTCAAAGAAGTTTGTTCGTACTTTAACGAGAGGTTTTTTCAAAGCTGTTGTCATTGCGAATCCTTACTATATCAAAATACTGCTACTGTGTCAACTAAAAGTTGAAAACATCTGGACTTTCTTTGCCATCCCGCTCCAAGAAGTCAAAGCCCAAGTCTGCATTCACTTTTACTGTGGTGAAGCTTGGTGCAACAGAGACAAACTTAGCGAAGGTATAGCCAGGAAACTTACCAGCAATCTTGCGAATATGTTTAGTGTTCTCGTCTACATCATCTGCTAGGATGATCACTTTGTCCAGTAGAGTTTTCATAAACTTAGGTGAAGGATGGAATTGACTACCATCATAGTAGATCTCACAGATCGAACAACTGAAATGACCTGTATAAGGGAACGAACAATATTCATCCATAAACATAATATTGAACGTCTTACCTTCATAATCAAACTCAAAGACAGCCAGCAGGTCTGTAATACCCTCGTAATCTTCGTCTACGGCACTCATAGAGCGTACACGGTTAAAACCTAGCAAAGATATGGCTGCTTGTCGTAAAGCGTCAGAGGACAGTTCAGGGGCTTTCAGATAGATATCGATATCTGAGCACTCATTACCCATCCACCAATCACGAGGCGCACCGCCTGCAATGATAGCGTTAGGATCGATCTTTTTAATACGTTCCAATACTTCTTCACCTAAGCGTCTCTCAGCGTGACGATTCATTATCTTACCTCCACGGTCACGTTCATACCTTCTTCGCTGAACTCTTCGTTCATCAATTCAGTGAAGCACTGAGTGAGCATTTCACTAAGTCCAGCAACAATCTCCTCGTGAGTTTGACCGTCTGCAATACGTGCATCATAGCCTTCTTTAAGACCTGGATTTGACAGATCAATTTCTAAGTGGGCGATCAGTTTTAGTTGGGTAATCATTTTTGCTCCTTGGATAAACAATAAATAGTGTAAGGTGTCTGCATAACATACAGATCTTCGTAAACATCACCAATAACCACTCGAACACGAGTGCTATCAGAGTTCTGCTGCTGTTGTGCATACAGAATCGTTTGTTCATTGATAAGAACAGTTTCACCGCTCAAGCGGGTAAGCAAGATCATATTAAATCCTCTGAATCTTAACTGTAATCACATACAGGGGAGAGTCTTGTCCCATAATACGCTCTACACAGTTTGGTTTGTGAACAATATCGTAAACAACATACTCTTGATCATTGATGATCATAGATTCATTCTTACGCGGAATAGGTGGCACATAATACTTGCTTGAACGCTGGTAGTCAATAACACCAGCCTTATATTCTTCATACTCAACACGAACAGCAGCCATTATACTTCCTCCCAGCCTTCTTTTGGATTGCCAAAGCGATCCGTTGGTTCGTCACAATAACAACCACAGCACTTGCAGCAACCACAGGAGTAAGTATCGTCCCAATCATCTTCAAAGTCGTCAGAATCATACTCAGATCGCTCAGAGTCAGTAAGTTCATACCACTCGTCAGTACCCATTTTGACAACACGGTAATCATCAGAACGACCTTGCAACATTTCTTCCAGTTCTTCACCGAAGCACATTACATCATCAGGCCACACAATCAGATCTTCACTACTAATCATTACTCCACCTCCAGAATAATTAGGTTAGAACGGTTACGCCAGGATCTTTCATCCCACTCTGTCTTTTCCTTCTTGGCTTTGTCGAGACTAGAGAAGTAACGACTATATGAAGAAATGGTAGAAATACCGTCTTCATCATCGCGACTGAAAATTACTTGATAAATTGTCTGCATATCTTCCTCCATTAAAGGGCCGAAGCCCTTATTCATCATCTTTGATATAGAATACACAACCTATCACAAGAATAGCAAGCATCATCATATCAAATATTGTTAGTGCGGTTTGTCTGTCCATTAGTGACACTCAGCCCAATTTCTGCCCACATCATAACCAGCCGTTAATTCTACATTCAAACCGTAGTAACGTCCAGCCTCTGTTACAGCAATAACTGTAAGTTCACCAGCACGAGAGTAAGCACTGAAATAACCACCACGAGGAGACGGATGCAGGTTAGCCCACTTACGACCTTCCTTCTCTTCAAGTTCTGCAAGAAGTTGCTTAGCTCTCTTCTCACAAGCTTTATCGATAGCAGCCTGCTCCTTCTCGTCTTCTACTTTCACCCAGCCTAACTCTTCTGGACGCCACCATTTGAACTCTACGAGTTCCTTGGACACCTCTACTTGGGCTTCATCGTGGTAAGCAATCATCTGTTGGGCGAACTTCATATTCTTCCAATCATCAACAAAGAAGTCACACAGCAAACCTTCTTCTTCAATGTAGTCATCATACAGCACCATTGCACGTTTAGCACAAATAACACCGCCTGATTGGAACAATGAGTTCAGGATTGCGTGAGCAGAACGGGTAGGTACTTTACGTCCATCAATGCCAGGAACATAAGTCTTACCTGTTGCTGTCCAGTATGCCGACAGTTTTTCTTTCAGATCTGCTAGTGGTTTAGCTGCTTCCCAGAAACCGCCGAACACGAGTTCACCAGTGTACAGGTCACTACCGATTGTCTTAGCAACACGAGCCGCCTGACTGCCGTAAGTACAACCGTATTTTACCGCCTTAGCACTACCACGTTCAAACTTCTTGCCAAGGATCTCAGAGATCTTCTCAGCAGTTTTGGTATGAACATCGTTAGGCTTATCCAACAGCAATGAGTTGCAGTATGGTTGACCTTCAATGTCATATTTCCAAGTATAGTGCGCTTCGATACGTGCTTCAAGACTATCAAAGTCGTATCCGATTTGGAAATAATTAGGTGTATCTGCACCAAACAAACTACGCATCTGTTCACCATACAATGAACTAACACGAGGAATGTTAGCAACTGACCTGTGTTTCATACGACTTGTAGCCGCATCACACGTAGCCGCAGGCGTAGGAATACGTCCGTCAGCCCTTACAGCAGCAACATAACCTTTATCTGGCTCTTCCTCTGGGTCATCCCAATCAACACCACCACCTAAGATTGAGTTACGACGATGCTTATAAGTCAGGTATTCCACGATATCGATAGCAAACGGGAACTGCTTAGCGATGCTTTCCAGGTTAGGGCAAATCTCCTTCTCCTGTCCCTTTGTGAAGCTAGGATTCGTTCTTACCTTAACACCACGTCCTTTTGCGATACGTGCTCTCAGAGTGGCTTCCAGACGGTCTGGTGTACACTCAAGATGTTCTGCACGATCATTAAGGAAGTTGGACTCATAGGTTTGTTTCAGATAATCCTGAATACCTTTTTCCATCGCGGCATCATCCTTACGGATCTTCGTGCCGGACTTCAATGTAATGTCCTTATCCTTATACTCGCTCGGGTTCCAGCCCAAGCCAACAAGCCAGTTTTTAATGTGAGTTGTATCGTTCAGCGTAGCTGGAACGGTTGGATCACAGATTGGTACATCAGCCTCTAAAGGTAAAGGGAATTCTTTATCAAGAGCCTTTAGGATATAACCGCCATTACCATCTTCAACCAGTTCACCGCCGTGTTTTGCAGCAAACTTAATGATGTTAGAAGTTGGCTCTCCATTCTTCTTAAACTGTAGCTTAGGAGGAATAAAGTCTTTCAGATAGCCTTTCGTTGCAGGTTTAGGTGGAAGGATAGGTTCCGCACGTTGACGGCGCTCTTCCATCTTCTGATCCAGATCTGCAATGTTTTGTTCTGCTTTCTTCATATCGAAAGCAAAGCCACGGTGTTCTTGTCGGGTAATGATATCAGCTACACGCTGTTCCAGGATAAATGGATCAGTCCACTTATCGTAATCACCCCATTCCTGTTGCAACATACGATACACAGCGGTGTTCGCCTTGTTATCGTAGATACAGTAGTAAAGCATATCCGCAGCAAAAGTCTTAAATCGATCTTCTACGGGAATTTCTTTACGGAAGTCTCGTTTTACATCCCCGCCAGCTTTCTGTGACAGTGCATCCAGACTATGACCACCAAAGCGATCAGGGTTTAGCACCTTACTCAGAATCATTGAGTCGATAAGTTCAACGTTACTTTCACCCCAAGTGTTGTACTTCACACTGTAAGGGATCTTGTAGAACAGCTTTACCGCCAAGAAGTCATAGTTAATGGTGTTATGACCAATTGCACGTTCAACTTTGTACTGTGGTTTATCCGCAAAGATACCTGTGTGATTGACAAAATCTACAAACTGATCCAGAGGGAAGTGAGTGTACTCGACTGTCTCATACTCTTTCAGTTCGTAAGTGTATTTATCATCAGACTCGCTATATGGACGACCATCAAACTCATACTTGTCTCCGTTATGGAAGCCAATAATCTCACCCGTCTCGTGATTCTCCAGCACAATACAGTGCATACCGAAGCTATCACGGAGTCGATATGGACTCAGGGTATAATCGATAGAAGATTCACGAAGTAAATCCGTTGCTTCGATATCCCAGGTGAAAGTATTTAAGGGTGTGTCTCCAATCATTTCCTCTCCTTTGTTATTTTAGGGAGCAAGAGCATAACACTCCTTCTCCCTCTATGTCAATCAGAACTTCATATCGCCGCCAATGTTAGCGGGATTGCTAAAGTACTGCTCTTTGTCGTGCAGAGTTGCAGTTTTGATATCGTAGTAGAAGTTACCAGCAGCACCTGTCTCAGAAAACTCACGGTTTTTCAGGATGAAACAGTTTGTGGTGTTACGTTCAATAGGATCTTCCGCTGCCTTGTCACGTTCCAGTGCGATAGTGATACCCGCACCTTTAGCCAAGAAGCTACTACCCATTGTATCATCTTCGGTGATGTGCTCGTTGTTGCCGTTGGCAGACTTCTTAACGTGAGAGATTACGATAATGGTGATGCCGTACTCTTTCATAATTCGTTTCAGCCAAGTAGCTAACTCTTCTTGCTCACGAACATCCATACCAGACAGAAGATCCGAGTATGGGTCAATGACCAGAATAGTTACGCCATAGTGAACAACCATCTCCAGCACTTTCTCTTTAACGCTCTCTACGCTAGCTCCACGGTCATCACACACAAAGAACTTAGGAGTGCCGTCTGGACGTTCGTAGAAAGCACGAATGCGTTGCTCGTTGTCCATAAGAATAGCCTCACGCTCTTCTGGAGTCTTACGATGCAGAGGAATATGCAGGTAAGAGGAAAGCAGGTTACGAGAGTACTTCTTATATGTCGCTTCCAGAGACAGGATACCGAGAATGTCTTCTGGATGTTCCACAATAATGTGCTTCGTTACCTCGTTCACTAACAGAGTTTTACCGATACTGGTTTTAGCCAGAATAACAGTAATCTCTTCTCTCACCAAACCACCACCAAGCATATTTGCAGCAACCCGCATAAAGGCAGGCAGGGTGATAATCTGAGCATCCATACATTCAAGCGCCGCTTCGAACAGCATATTAGATGCATAGACACCTGCTGGAGTGTATAGCTTGGACTTAAAGAACTGAGTCATAAAGTGATCTTTCTTACCGTCAACCAGTGCTTGATTGGGATCTTTACAATCCAAAGTCATCACATAGACACGGTTACGAGGTAGCACTTTAACGCACTTCTCCATTGCCTCTTGACCAGCTTTATCATTATCCAGACAGAGAATGATTTTCTTGAACTGATTCAAGAAGTTATACTGACTTTGCAACTGACGGTGCAGTGAAGTTTCACCACAAGTTCCTGATACTACAGCAATCTCTGGGTATTTACCACCTGGATCGTTGTCTTTCAGAAGTTGAACTGCTGCAAGCTGGTCGTGCTCACCGCCAACAATCAGAATTGTACCGGAAGCATTGCGGTATTTGAACTGACCAAACAGATCACATTCTTTACCAGTTTCACCCAATGGGCCAGGGTGTGCAAACTCCTTCGGATGTTCACGAACTTTATAACCCGCGATCTCATATCCTTTGGTCACAGGGTAGTAGGTTCGATGGATACTGCCGTCACTGGCATACTCATAACGAACACCGAGAGGTTTTGAAATATCCTCACGAATGCCACGATAGTTTTTAGGGTGAGTACCAGTAATTTCTTTTAGTTTCTTGTGAATCTCTGCGTTGAATTCTCTTCCCACTATTTCTTCCTCTTCTTCTAGTTCTTGACCATTTTCTCTTAACCATTGCTGACTAGGTATAGTTAGTTCGCACGAAAAGCAATGAGCGCCTTTATGTTCACCATCACTATCTAAGCCATAACACATAAGGTTGTTTTTGGATCTATCTCTACCCTTGCTAATACACCGAGGGCAACCAGTGTGACCTTCCTTGGATAAATCAACCTCTTGTCCATATTTTTTAATAATCAAAGTTAGCTCCTATTGTATCCTAAAAACTTGATCTCCATTTCTTCAATGGCTTGCACGGCATCTTCTAAGAGAGAATATTTCGGGCTATTGTGTCGAACTCCTTTACATACTAACGAAGCCCTCCACTTATTAACCGAGGAGTCATAATGTACTCCTATTCGCCCAGAGTGTCCTTTTCTCCAAGGACGCTTATTGGTGGATTGATGATTTCTGGTGGCCCACTGACAGTTACCCTTTTCATAGTTCCTGTCATTGTCTATACGGTCTAAAGTTAGACCTACGGGGCATTCACCCATATCCCTAAGAAAGTTAGAGAAACCATTCTCGCCCTGCCAATCCTCTGACACGGTTATTCCCCTTTCCTCGTAGTAGAAGGAATTGGAAGACGAGTAGTTAACCGCCCTATTGATCATCGAATTCCATTTACCCCAAGTCAGAGACTTATACTGGCCGTGTTTCTTCTCTCGGACAGAGGCTAACTCAGCAGACAAACAACCGCAAGACTTTGATTTACCTTTTAAGAGGTTTTTAGGGAAAACATCTTTTATGACTCCACAAGTACATACGCATCTTACTGTCCTGCGCTTGTTCTTCATTTCTCCCTGTTCTACTACTGTCCATCTGCCGAATATCTGATCTTTAAGTACAGGAGAGTTTTTCCAGATGTTCTCCATTTACTTAAAAACCCTCGTTTCCATACATAACGTTTTCAATAGCATCTTCACGAAGCTTACATTGAAGTTCACGCATAAGTTCTTCCTTAGTCACAACACCAGCCCAAGGCTTGCCGTTCTGACTCAGAGAGATAATATCGATAAAGAAACCACCCTGATAATCCCAATCGCTGTCTACACAATAAGGATCTGGTGCATTATATTCACAAGCCACTTCAACTTGAATTCTCTCGCCCAGGTCAGTTTTATAATCAAAATCATAAGTTACGTACATTAAAGCCCCTTAAAAATCTCACGACGAATATCATTCATCTTGGTTATGTTGTAATGCTTGCGAACGTGTTCCGCTAAGCCTGCGCCAATTTCTGCTGCAAAGTCTGGTGAGGTGTATAACTTAGAAGTCATATCTTCCCACTGAATAATATCTTTTGCATATAACAGATAATCGGAAAGTGATTCATCCTCGTAGCAATCCACGGAAGAGCAGATGATAGGCAAACCCTTAGCGCCAGCCTCAAGAATTTTGAGGTTGCTTTTAGACCTGTTGAAGTTTGTATCTTCGAGAGGAGCTAATGCTGCTGAGTGACCGTCATAGGACTTCATATAGGAATCAAGAGTACGATGGTGCTCATACTTCGCGTAAGGCAGGATACTCTGTGAGATATCCATCCACTCCCGCTTAGAAATAGGCTCTGATGCGTCTGTCTTGTATCCACACACAGTTAACCTGTCACCTAAATCTGGGAGTTCTCTTAAGTCATTTTTGTGTGTCTCACTACCTGCCCATACGAAGAATGATTTCGAGGTTTTATCAGTAGAGAGTGTAAACCCTTTTTCATCAAAAGGCAAGCCATTTGGTACAACAAACACATTTTTATTATACTGAGAAAACTCTTCTGCTAGTCGAGCAGTAGTTGTCAACACAGCATCGCTGTTTTGCATACACCAGATCAGCTCATTCTTAATTCCTGACTCAAATACATTCCACAGAACGTGGTCAATAGGTAACTCCATAGAGTCATCTAGATCCATAACGATCTTGAATCCAGCTTCACGAAGCTTATTGATTCCTTCTCTGCCGTGAGTAGGTAAGCCGTTAAAGATGTAAATATCTGATTTAGCGGTGAAGTTATCGCCCGTCAGATAAGGAAGGTAAATTCGATGATAATCGCAAATACTTTGGTCAGCACCGCCGCGATCATCTACTAAAATCTTTGCCATAGGTTCCTCTTGTGAAGGGCCGAAGCCCTTATTTTAAACTCTCATATACCTGGCGTCTTAGCTCATTAGCATCGTCCAGGTTGTAATGTAATCGAACGTGTTCGGCTAGTGCTAATCCTCTGTCTTCACAGTAGGCAGGATTTTTAATGTAACGATTCAATTCCTGTTCCCACTCCCACGTTTTGCTTGCGTAATCTACGAAAGGTTCATCGATAGGATTAAAATAGGGTAAAACTTTGGAACAGATAATTGGTATCCCTTTTGCACCAGCTTCTAAGATCTTCAAGTTCGACTTGCACCGATTAAACTCGTTATCGATAAGAGGAGCTATCGCCAGGCGATGTGTATCGTACACCTGCATATAGTTCTTAATGTCAGCTACAGCAGGCACAAGATTAACACCTTCAAAGGTATTCTTGATCTTCAACCACTCCTGAGCAGACATTTCCTTATGAGTTCCCTTAGCAACCTTATCGATATTTTCATAACCTGCCAAAGTAAGCAAGCTATAATCTTCCATTGCCCAAGTAACTACTTGGAGGTCGTCAGCGTGGGAAGCTCCACCCGCCCATACAACAGGTGTGCCAGAAGATTTATCGGTGCTGAGTGTAAACTGACTCTTATCAAAAGGCAAAGCATTTCTGATAACAACAATGTTACGATGATAAGGTCTCAACTTAGCCGCTAGAAGCTCTGTAGTGACCGTCACAACGTCTGCGTAGCTAAGGAATGCAATCGCCTGTTCTTCAAAGTTATGCGCTCTGAATGTCTCATAGAGATAATGAGAAGGGTCTAACTCAAAGAAGTCATCCCAATCCACGATAATCTTAACACCATCTGCTTTCATTCGTTTCAACATAGCAATACCACCACCGAACATACGATTGAATACGAGGATGTTTGCTTGAGGACTAAACACTGCTTCGTTATCATATAGAGGCATTGTCACACGATGATAATCACAGCTACTGTTTGGTTTCAAATCTAGGAGAAGATCAAATTCCTTGGGCTTCTTCGTAAGACCAATATGTTTTTCCATTTCTCACGTCCTCCAGAGATTGATTGTATTCCTGAATGTTCTGCGATACACCTTCTTCTTTTGCTTCCTTTGTCATATTAACGAACGGGCTTGGATTGTTACCGAAAACATCATCAGGATGAATATAAGCCATTATACGAACGGGACAAGGGAATCCAAAAATACCTTGATTCAGCTTATTAGACCGTTGAAGCTCTTGGATACGGAATGCGTACTCAGTGTCTTCAAATCCATAAGCATTGGTAAATCTACGGTAGTATCCTGCTGTTTCGATTAGCTTACGTGAATACAAAGCAAACTGGACTAAGCATTGACCAAAAGCAAGAATCTCTCCACCATTACCACCCACGATAGGATCTTTAAAATACTCCGGCATACCGAAGAAATCCCATCCCTCTTTAGCTTGGTTAACAAAGTAATCTTGCCAGCCCTGCATCACAGGTCTAACGTCATCATCAAAGATAAACCAATAGTCACAACCCTGATCGTAGAAACTTTTCATCAAATAGTTTCTGCCGAAGGATGCACCTTTTCGTTCTGTGTCTTCGAACACTTCAAACACATCTCCCTCTCGAAGGAGATAATCTGGGATTGGCCTTTTGCCAACAGTAATAACCCCAATACCAATTTTACTCATTAAACTCTCCTGGTGTATAGATTTTAGAGAAGTCTTGGCAATGCATAAGGTGGCTGATAGCACGTTGAGGATCTTCTGCACCTAAACGGTATAAGTGAAATATATAGATCCCTCTGGCAATACCTAACCGCTTACCTGCCTTTTTCAACTTCTCGGACAGGATGATATCAAACTGAATAGATTTCTCTTCAATCTGAAACTCTTCCCATAATGATTTTCTGAACAGTAAGAACATACCTGCTAGCACTTGATCTTTCGGTACTTCCTCCAGGGTTAATCCGTGCTCTTGATATGCCTGGGCAGCGCGATCCATATGGAATAAAATATCTGGGTTTTCACTTCTTCTGCGGTCGAACAGTTGGTACGTCCCACCTAAGCGATTCGTTGCACATCCAATTAGGTCATAGTCAGGATTAGATGCGACAATCTCTTCAATCCAAGCTCCTTGTTGAGGTAACAGAAACATTGTATCTGTATCTCGCAGGCAGATCCAAGAGTCATCAGGAAGGCTTTTAATCGTTTCGTTAATTGCTTTGCCGATATCCCCTGTGTGATAGGGAGTGATGTGATAAATACTGATAAGTTCCTCCTGTGAGAATGTGGAGGATTACCCTCCACTTCTTAATACTAACACCGAATGGTGCTTATGTGAAATAGATTTTACCTATTAATCTTAGGTTCGAGACTTAAGCTCAGTTAGGACATTGATTAATAACATCCTTTCATCTTCAAGAGAAGCGCCTAACTCTCTAACATTATCTGTAGCCACGTCACGCAGCTTGATCAGCTTGTCAGTTGAGATATCACTCAGGTCATCCCAACGGCTTACTACTTTACCATCCTTCATTTTCAACAGCCCCCGCTACTTTAATTGCACATTCTTTACACAACCCTTGAGACTGATTCTTCTCGAAGCTCAGGAAGGGATCGTAAGGCTTCTTTCTGCTGTCGTGGATCGTATCTTTCAGGCAATTTGCACACAAATATTTTTTCACTGTAAACTTTTCAACCTTTTGTTTCTTGTTGAAGTCAACCTTGATTACGTCACCCATTAGTGTACCTCCCGATAGATAGCTGGCTGAGCAGCGGTAATACCCGTATGTAGGGCTTCTTTGTTTTCTGTGTAGAGTTTCCAGTACTCCATACATACTGACAGGGATAGCATAACATATTCATCCCGTTCGATGTATTCAATCTTCCACAGAATGTCTTCATCTTCCAGTTTTAACCCGAACACTGGTAGCATACGCTCCAAGTTACAGCGAGATTGGAACACTTCTTCTTCTGTCATCCCATTAACTAGCACGTTTGCCACTACAGAGGTATCAAGTAATTCCATTATTTATCTCCTATTTGTAAAACTGATGTTCTTTGTATCTGTACACCATCACCATATCACGTTGCCAATGGGTACGTACAGTTCTTTTCTTGAAATATGTTGCCCCTTTAGTAGGGTCAGCGGCTTTTCTTACCTCTGGAAAGTTTGCATCAAGATACAAAAGCTTTTTTGCTAACGTTCTTGCGTCTTCCCAGCTCTCTTTGTCATACGCACGGAAAGATCCGGCTTGAGTATAAGAGAATTGCCCTCTTTGAAACAACACACCTTCAACACTATCTGGGAAAGTAGCATTGTCAGTTCTGTTTATCACAACATTACCGACTGCATTCATTCCTTTTTTACCTTGGCTTCTACTTTCAGCATACATTGCACAAGCTAACATATCTACTTTATTGTCATTTCTTGTACATTTATGTGATACAGAAGCTTTTGCATCAACACCTGGAGATACTACAGCAAGAGTTAATGCAAGTAAAGGCGCTACTAGCATCTTTTTCTCTCCTTTCAGGGGGTTTAACAATCTAGCCTCCTATATTTCGAGAGTGCATTCTAACACTAACGACTACATAAAACAAAGGGGCCGAAGCCCCTTTTTAAATCTTACTCAAACCATTCAGCATCTGCACCGAAGGCTGTGAATGCATCCAGAATGCTACCATTCTTACCTGCGCCAACACCTACGATATCCCAGCCACCTGCATCTGAACGTTTCAGAGAGGCTACGTGGATGATACTACGTCCAGCGTGTTCTTTCTCCAGGAAGTTGAAGTCCAGTACAGTTTCGTTGGTCTCCATATTCACCAGTTCCAGCAGACCAGAGGTTGCATTGCCGAAGGTCAAGGTGTCTGAGTCATCATCAATGGTCAGAACAAACGGGATTTCAGTAACATCTTCTGGCAGAGTTTCCAGGTTAATATCAATGGTCTCGAAGTCACCAGTACCGTCACGAACATCGCCGCCGTAGAACACTGAACGGCTCGGGTCAAAGCCATTCGTAGGGGCGTAGAACACGATGTGTCGAACATCAATAACTTCTGGATAACCTTTTGCATCAGTACGGCACAGCAGGGCTGAACAGTCCAGATCCAGTTTCACATCAGAAGTCCAGTTGAAGCGCATCAGAATCTTTTTCAGCAGCGGTGCTACTTTGCGCAGTGATACTTTCTCAGAGTTACCTTTTTTCAGTGATACCTTAGCCATTCTATGTTCTCCTTATTTATTAATGTGTATTTAATTACTTAGCTACAGACTGTACGTTGTGTGCATCGCACCAATCTTTGAACTTACCTTTGAGAAGTTCATCATACAGTTGTTCGTCTGGTAAGTCAAGACTTTCTACCGAAATAAAATCAACATTCGGGAAGTCTTTAGCCAGACCTTTCAGGCTACGGAAGTTACTATTGCCAACACCTACCATAAACCAGAACACCGGAGTGTTAATATTGCGTGAAAGCAGATTGCGAACACTTGAATCGTCACTGTTCTCACCGTCAGTCTGGAACAACACCATTGCTGGCATCATATTCTCAGGATCTTCATAGATAGTCTGAGTAGTGCTAACAGTGACAGTTTCAGTTTTACCCAGAAGCTTACCGAAGAAACCACCTTTAGGGCGAACTTCTTGAGAGTGGCTAACTTCGTTACGACTGACTTTGCCGAAATATGAACCGTAAATGTCGTTCATTACTGGTGCATATGCAGTGCCACCGGAGATTGAAATACCTCCCATACAGTTGCCAACATAGTCAGCGTAAACATCAGCGGTTGCTGGTGGAAGCTCACGGAAACCGTGGTCAAATGCCCACATATCAATCTCTTCGTTGTCATCAAAGAGCACACCGAACGGTAACAGTTTACCAACAAACTCGCTCATTACACCACTACGATACAGACTTTGCATACTACCGGAAATATCCAGAGCACTTGCTACGCGCAGCATCAGACGATCACCTAATCCTGCTTTCTTAAGTGAAACTTTCAGGGTTTCGCTACGTTTCTTAAGGGATACTTTTGCCATTCTTATTTCTCCTTCTCTGTGGTTAGTGGGGTAAGCTTAACTCACCCCGTTCTCTGTGTCAACCGTTATTTTCAAGTAACTGTGTATCTAACTTCAAACCTAAGTGCTCAGCACCAATTCGTTTTGCCATTGCACTGAGAGTAGATTCTACCTCAATTTTAGCGTTAGTTACAAGACTTTCCATACTTTCCTCGAAGCATCCAACTGCGAAAGTAGTGTCTGACTTGAATCGACCAAGAGATTGTTGCATAAGTCCTCTCAGTTCGTCAAGATCTTTTTTGCCAGCTTTACCTTTCAGGATCAGTTGTTCGATCTGCTCCAACACTTTCTCACCGCGTTCCAGCGTTTCTGCTAGTTTGCGATCATACTCACGTTTAGCTTTGTGTTTCGCAGTATCTTGCTTGCCAATCCCAGGCAATACCTTAAGATCCCCATCACGGAAGTACTTAAAGGTTACAGGAGTAGGACTGCCCATACTTGAGCTAACCATACTTGCCCACTGAGAGTGAGTCAGTTCTACTTCCAGAATGCGTCCACGCTCGTGATACCAAGTACTGTTGAGGTGACGATCTTCTTCTGCCAGACAGAAGGTAAGACATACGCGCTCATTGTGAATCAGATCACTACCAAACATCTTAACCTGACCACCGGAAGGGTGAGTTACCCGCACCAGCCCGTAGGCTGGATGCGTGATAGAGTAGTTTTCAGCCGTACCCTCGATTACCGGATCAACATCATTGCGCATCTCGTACCTCGTACTCTACGTGAAAGATCAGTTCTCCCAATGGTAAAATATCGTTAGGCAGAGTTGTTAACTTATCTCGACACTCCAGCAGAGTTTCAACAATATTAACACGCATACCATCATTATCGGCTGGCAGTGAGTCTAAAGCCTTCAACACCATAACACCGATTGGGTAGATCAGGTCAGGCTCTACTGAGTATTGAAGAGCATACAGATCTGTGCCTTCAACCTTACTAATCTTAATGGATTCCATATTAAACTCCTTTATTGGTTAAGCCAGTGCGGATTGTCTGAACAAGGCTATCTTCCAGTTCACCCACACGAGTGATGTATTGTACACGTTCTTGACGCGCATTGTTATTAATTTCGTTAATCGCTTCCAGATCCTTAAGAAGTGTAGCCTGCTCACGTTCTAAGGTCTCAATGCTTACCACCTGACGATTAGCCAAACGTGCAGCTTCTACGCGGTTTGCAGACGCCAGTTCACCACCTAATGCGATAGCATTATTGAACTCGTCAATCGTGCTGTTAAGCGCTTCTGCGGCTTTCTTCTGACGCATACTGTGTACATACGCAGAGAATGCTGCGGTGTAAGCTGGAATAACGTTAGTGAGAACGTTGTTACTTGCACGGATAAGCTGACGACCAACTTCTTCCATACCTTTAACACGTTGACCAAACTGAACCATCAACAGGCGAAGTGCCGCCAAGTCATTGATACGGGTTTCAATCAGATCCATCGTACCACGTTTCTCTTCTCGTGCCTCTACTTCTTCTTCTGGGATACTGTCGAATGTCGCCTGCTCACGCTCTAAGTTTGCAGAGAGAAGTTCGATATCACGGTTCAGTGCCAGGGCATAATGTCCAGCCTGCTCACGCAGTTGCTTAAGCTGATGCTGACCATCTTTCTCACGCTTAAGATCCTCAGTCAGTTCGCCCACTAGAACGTTGATTCGACCATCAATAGTATCAAACTGCTCAAAGATATCTTCCTTGATGCCCAGAATGCGTTTCCAGATCCTCTTGATCCCTTTCGAGTTTTTCATACTGTTAGGATCAAGTTGCTTTGTTTCTTTGACCAAAGCATTAAGACGGTTTGACAGTTCATCACCATTGTTTGCACGTTGGTGTTTCAGTACCTGTGAAGCTACAGCCTTGATCTGCTGACCTGCTGCTGCACCTGTACCTTGAATATCTTCCTCTGTCATAACAGCCGGAAGAGTTGTTTGCTTAGCCGACACTGCCGGAGCGAACACCGGACTACCGACCAGAGGATTATTCAGTGCTGATTTTACTTCCTTTTCTTGTGTAGCCATAGGGCTGCGTGAACGGGAAGATTGTGTTGCTCTCAGAAATGGGCTAGTCATATTCGTCTCCTCTAATTAAAAGTTATACTCACCAGATACAACGTTACGCCGTGTACCTTTAATAAACTCTACCACATCTCCGCTTTGGAAGTAAAGAGAAGACTCGAAGTTTGGTGATTTAACCAGGATTTTCTCCAAGCTGTCTGCTTTAATACGAACTGAAACTTGTTCAATAACATCATCATCGGCTTCACCCTTCTGTTTCAGCAGAAGAAGAACATAATCTGGAATCAACATCATTGTCAAAGGATTTTTCACTTTGTATTTGCTACCGTCCGTGTAACTGATCTCCAGAGTTGGTACAGTCTTGGCTGTTTTCTTTGGCCCTTTCTTGCGGGAAGTCTTAACTTTACCCTCAAGATTTCGCTCAGCAATAACTCGCTTGCCAACCATATCCCACGCAAAATCAAAAGTATTGCCGGATTTATCGTAACCGTTGTAGCCAGGGACATATTTATACTTCTTGCCATCAGTCCACACACGTAATGGCATACCCATAAACTTACGGGATTCCTCTACCATAGTAGCCCAAGCTGGTGCGCCTTTAAACATATCTTCTTTCATATTAATTCTCCTCTCTGTAAGGTGATTGCCCAAGTATTTGACAGATTGTAACCCACTTTTCCCAAGTATACAACCAAACTTTTCCCATAGACTCTTCTTTTTTACCTTTCATAAAGGTATCAGCCATAACGGAGTTTGGCTTGTAGTGTGCAGGTTTTCTGTGATAGCCCCTGAGCATTTTAACGCTACGATCACTTTCACGATAAGCACATACAAACTTATACTGGACTTTTACGGCACGTTTAGATGCAGACTTAGCTACTGCACCAAGTTCCTCTGCAATGGCTTTCCAAGGTGCGCTATGATCAGATACACCGCGCTGGCAGAAGTCGATAGCGTGAGCAATCTCGTGCCACATAGTATCAATTATCGCTTCGTCCTGACTATTCTTATGTAAGAATCTATTGATAGCCACAATACGTTCTCTGTGATTGCACCAACCAAAGCTATTATTTCTCCTTTCACGGACACACGCTTTATACCCAAAGCGCTTCATCATCGCGTGATAGTCGGGGAAGTTATCTTTTAACTCAGTCATAACTCCTGCCCACAACATCATTATATCTTGAATAGTCTTCATACTTCCTCCGATTTCTCTTAACAAGAGAGATCTTACGATCCCTCTGAGTAAAAGTCAACCTACTTCTTGAATGATTGCCAAACCGATCTCTTGAGTAGTCTTATGACATACTTGCGTCCTTGAAGTGGATACGCCCTTAAAAATGTACGCTTCATTTTTAGTCCCTTTATCTTCGATACCTACCAACTCGAAAATATTTGCATTTTCTAGTAGAGCTATATCGTCAAAGATAGCCCCCATTATCTGATATTTCTTTCCTACTTTCACCTTTATCTCCT